AAATGTATCTTTTGCAAGTGTAGCAAGTTCATCTAATTCAGTATCACTTGCATCTAATCCTCTAACTTGAGGCAATGCATTTTCAATTTTTTCTAAATTATCAATTGCATTACTTGTGATTTCATTTGCATTTTCAGGAATTGGAATAATCAATTCATTGATATCTTCTTCAGGCAAATCAAAAAGCTCACTTAATTTCTTTGTCATATACTACCTTATATAGTAGTATTTATTACTTGGCTTTACCGTTATAAAACAAATCGTTTTCGGTAATTACACGAAAAGAAAACCCATTCTGTTTGCAATATGCATTTGCACTAGCCCACTTAGCATGATTGATCGCCACCACAATCCTATCTTTTGCACTTGTTGCTTTACTTTCAATGATACTTTGTTTTTTAGGTTTAATTTCAACTATTTCTGCTAGTTGTTTACCTGACTTGTTTACATAGACAACAAAGAAATCAGGAATATAATTTGTGCGTTTACCTGTAATAGGATGTATATAAGGGATTATAATTGATTCACTTGTCCACTTCAGAATATTATTATTCTTGTCTAAGAACATCATAAATGTAAGTTCCCAACCACTACGATATCTAGGTGCATGATTACCTATATATTTGTCTATGTTTGTTGGAGTAAAAATACCATTAGCATAATTTGGCATTATATTACCACATTACGTTGTACAGGTTGGTTTGATTGTGGTATTACACTAATACCATATAACGCAGTTTTACTTTTAATGCTATTGAGATAGTAAATCATAATTGCATTGGCTTCAACTTTTTCTTTACCTTGAATATATGACAATAATGTTAAAGGATCTTCACCAGTGATCCCAGCAATTCTAAAAATTATTGTAGCAAAGTTATTTGCAGAATCATTACTTGAAGTTACATTATAAAAGTAGCTGCGTACGATTTCATATCTAGATGCATCTACATTCACTGTAAAATTATAAAAACTATCAAATAACTTAACAGTTGCATCAAGTTGTGTTGTGGGTGCATCTAATGTGTTTGCCATATTATAGTTGTACACCTGAAGGATTTGTTACTTTGTTTGCAATTGTTTGTGCAGCATTGACAATACCCTGATTGATTGTATTTGTAGCACTCGCTGTTATTGATGATGCAGTTGGAAAGTTAAATTGATTATTTCTGTTTGGTGTATTTACTAACCAAGATGTGGCAGCGCCTAATGCTTCTGCCTTTGCAGCATTTAATACTCCGGCTGGATTTTTGAATGTATTTTGCAAATTACCTGCAATTTTTACTGCACCTAAAATATTACCGCTACTTAATGCATCTACAAATCCACCTACACCATCAACTAATCCACCTTGACCAAGTATACTACTATTACCACCAGGTTGTGATATTGGACTTAATGTATTATCATAATTACTTGCATCACCAAATCCTGTGACAATAGCACTTGGAGTCTTACCGTCAATAGCGCCGGCATAATATTGAACAGTCTCATATTCTATAGTCATCTGATGTTCCATAACACCACCTGTTTCTTTGTAGTCATATGTGTCATGTGAAAAACTAGATATCATAGGGTTGATTAATCTATATAAAGTGAAATTATGTTGATTAAATCCGTATATGTTAATGGCTCTAAAGAAAGGAGCTTTGATACCAGTTAATACATTTTTGGATTCACCGATGTATCCCCAATCATCATATCCTGATATCGTAGGTGCATATTGAGTTCTTTGATTGATATCTGGAACAGATGCACCACCTTCACCTTGTGAACCTGCATTAGGTCCAATGATGTCAGTTTGTAAACCATCTTTATAATAGTATGTGTAATAGTTACTCCATAAATTAGTTATCATATTACTATTGTCATCATGGAATGTTATTTGAATCGGGTCGTATTTAATTTTAGTTTGCACTATACGTTTACGATTATATTGATTTAATATTGCGGTATCAAATGTATACTTAGGTAGTTGTGCTGATTTTACTACTAAACCAAAATTATGTGCCTTAGGATCCAGTCCAGGAGGACTTCCCATTTGTGTAAAGTTTGTATCAAAGTAAACATGATATAGAAACTTATACTTAGGTGCATAACCATAAGCATTGGTGACAAAGGTTTTACTTGCGTGAGTATAATCACGCAAGTAATCATTAGTAAAAAACCCTTTTGTTAGGTCTTTAGCGAATTCTTGAAAGAATCCTGCCATTGTAGTCCTTAACCGATACCAGTTACTGAAGTACCACCAAATGCACGACCAACGTTGACGCCAACACCAGAACCAAGTGGACCTTGAACTGCATTGTCAAAGCGAATGCTTAGTGTAATTGTTGCTGGGTCATTATTTTTATAATCCATGTTATTATAGTTTGCTGATTTAATAAAGCAACCATATAATTCCCATGATTCTAATATATTTGGCAACAATGTTCCATTACCGCCGTCTAGAATATCATAGTTAATTTGAAATTTATAATCTTGACCAGTTGCAGCACTTGCTTGCTCTACAAAGTCAAATTGTTTCTGTAGTTGTTGACCAACTAATTTAGAAACATTACCTGATGCATCATCACGTAAATTGATTTGTGTTTCTTGCCATGCATGTTTACCTGCTAAGTAAATCTTACTGTTATAAATGTCTAATGCTATTTCTTCAAAAGACACGTTAGGTCTTTGAATATCCATAACCTGTTTGGTAAGTTCTTGTGTAGAACCACCTGTACCAAAATTAATGAATAATGCTCTAAAACGATACTGTAATTTTGGCATCAACAAACCCTGAGAACTCGGGGTGTTGTCTGAACCTACGGTCATGTTAAAAAGTGAATTTGAGGCTACTGCCATATTGAATCTCCTTGATAATATTTATCTTTAATAATTGTCTGGTTTGAGCCCATTATTTCAATTTGGCAATGCCACCAGTATTCAATATACGCACAGGAATATAAATGAATTCTGTTGATTTTACTGGTTCAATCGCTATGTCTATCCATAGTTCGTTTCTGTCAATACGAGCAGGTGTGTTGTTAGTTGAATCACAAACAACCAAATAATCGTATAGACCACGTTTAGCAACCAAGTCGATGAACAATGATTGTACAACACCTGTTACTTGTGTTCTAGTCAATGCATCGTTTGGTTCGAATATGAACGGACGAGTTGCAATTTGTAATTGGTAACGAATATACGCTATCAATCTTCCAACATTCGTTCTATCCATTGCAGTATTGCTTGCAAAACTACTCTTATTACCGTAATTTAGTAAGCCAATTCCAGTGAAATATGCCAATGGGTTGATTTGATTTTCATACAATACATCACGTATTGCTACACGATTTTTAATTGTAATGAATTCACCAGTAGTACCATTTAGATAACCAATGTTTGTAGCATTAGCAATCAAACCACGACGTGTACCTGCTGCCGCTAACCAAGGATAAGCAACTGTATCATTCTGTAAGAATGTATACAACATCATGTGACTTGATGGTACAACTGCGGGTGTTCCTGATAGGTCGCTTGTGATACCACTTGGATAGAATGTAGCCAAATATTCATCACGTGTTACCCAACCCTCTTCACCGGTTTCTGTAGCACCTGCTGCATTAGTTGCCCATTGAGTTAATCCTGTAGCATTATCAGCTAAACGCAATGGTGTATCACCAATGATATAACCTGTGTTATGGCGATCATTATTTAATACTACCATATCAGGTTGTAGTTCTGGATAACCAGGAGCTGCTAGTAGGTTCATGAAGTTATCTTCTTCACGAATTGTTGTATTAGTATTGATAGCAGCCTTTAGTGCCTCAACAACTAAATTACGTTGTGCCTTACGTCCCATATATGCAGAACCATCATTCTTCAATCCACTAACACTAACCCATGTATATGGATATTGCGGTAATGTAGTTGGAGCACCTACAAACGGGGGAGTTGGTAAGTTTGAATAATTTGCTTGTGTAAAATAATTCGCTTTAAATTGTTTTACATTATATCCTGATCTACGTGTGTTGAATAATAACATACCTTGTGGATATAATGCAGGATTAGGTGCATCTAAATCTACATAGTTGCTTGTTAATAATGAGTGAACAGGGGTAATAGGATCATTGACAGGGTCATTGCTTCCACCTGTATTATCTGTCCAACGTGCATCTGCAAACACTATACCGCTACTAGATACATGGTCTGCGTTGTTAATAGACACCCATTGATTTACTCCGTTGACATTTTCCCAACGACTTAAATTTGGATAATTTTCTAAATCACCTGTATTCAACCATAAATCACCATATGCTAATGCTGTTTTACCATCACTTTGTGTTGTTGGTGTGTTAGGTTGTAGAATAACACCTAATGGATCAGTTGGGTTACCACTAGTAGTTGGGTGTCCAGTTAAATCATACTTAGTATTCTTATAACCTTTCCATTGAGTACCAACTTTAACCATAATATCAACTTCTGAAGGTGTGCTATAGAACCAGTTTGTACCATCTAATGGGTTAGAAGTAGGAGCACCTGCACTTGCAGTATATGTCAATTCTGCCCAATTTGATAATGCAGTATAATAACTTTTCGGTGCAGTATTATGTGCAAAAGACCCTGATGCACCGTATATTGCAACACCAGCTACACCCCCACCACTTACTGTTAGTGAAGTAACAACTAATTTCAAATCATTAATTGTAACTTGTCCGCCTAAATGATTACCGTAAATTGTAAAAGTATCACCTACAGTATAATTAGTTCCTGCAGTTGCTATGCTAACAACATAATGTCCTTGTGTATTTGTTACATTGAATGTAGCATTTTGGGCATTATACTGTACAGTATGATTCACATTTGTAGTAGGATTCATGAAAGTAAAACTTCTCAAATAGCTATATCTTGCACCTACGCAATAACCAACTTGAAAACCTAACTGAACAAGTAAACCATTAGATATACCTGTTGCAGGATCTGCATCACTAAGATAGATATCTCCGCCTAATGTATGTGTTAGTTGTATTGCACCGCTAGTAGTTACAGTTGCAGTTGTATAAGGAATCTGAGCAGCTGCCCAATCTAATAAAAATGTATTGCTACCCGTACCACTCATTGTAATATCATATGCCGCACTTCCTGCATTGCTATTAGGCATAGAAACAACAACTCTTAATACTGAATTTTGTGTAATTGCATATGAAGTGAGAGTACTTGTTACTACAGTAGGACCTGTTACTGTTCTTCTATAGAATATGATTCCTGATTCAGGATCTGCCTTTGTACCGCTGTCACCATTCGTACCAACCATTGCAAATATTGTATTTGCAGGAATCACTTGTCCACCTGTTGGATCTAAGTCTTGCATTGCTGACATTTCGTCAGTATAGATAGAAGTTGTCACACTATTGAATGATGCTGAAGTAGTACTGTACTTAGACAATACTAAATTCATACCTGCACCAGACACACTAGTTTTAATCCAAACACTACCACTTGGTCTTGGATTACTTTGACTACTTGTCCAAAGTGGCATTTGTGCGCTTGTACCGTATGCTACATCAGGTGCATAGTAATCACCGGGGGCAATACCTAAATCACTTAGTACAGTTCCAGTTTGTGTTAAAGTAATTTTATTTCCACTACCATATTCACCATAATATATTGATAGCACAGTTTCTGTTTGTGTATCTACTTCTGCATAAAGATCACCAATATTAAAACTATTGATCATTGTTGCTACATGTGCAGCATTATTGTTTGGTGAACCGGGAATAGTAATCGCTATTACTTGTGGATCATTACCTTGAATATTAATATTGAAAGTATTACCAGCAGTTAAATTATTACTATTTGCAGTAGTCGAACCTGCTACAGTAGCATAACTCATTTTCCAACCATGTGTTCCAACTTCTTGCCATAGATTATTAGGGTCTTTGTAGAAGTATGTAGCACTATACAATTGACCTTTAGTTGACTGAATTGGTACAACTGCATAATCACCGATATTACCAATTGTTTGTTTTGGGTACCATATTGGATGTGAGTCAGTACCACCTGTTTGAGTTAAATTATATGTATCATATATAACGATAGGTGTAATGGGATTGAATACGTTATTTGCAGCATCCAATTCAAAAATACCCCAAGTACTATTTGTTGTATCTAACCAGTATGTACCATCAGCAGGTGCACCAGCTGGACGAACCAACGTTCCAACTAAACTAGCTAAATCAACGTTAGCTCTTAAAATCCAGCATTGATTGGTTACACCCAATAATGAATAAGCAGCTAATAATCCGTATTCATTTAATTCATATCCATGAATAGGTGTTCCACCACTTGTCTTGTAGAAGAAAGGTGTTCCAAATGTATTGACCAAATCTCTTTGACTTGTAATCTGATATAATTTGTTTGCGTTTGCAGCCAATGTTCCAGGTGCAATTGTTACGCCTGTTGAGTCAGCTTTGTTTGTTGCAGTAGCCAATAAGATAAGAGGGACTGAACTTGAAGCAGCAGGTAAATATGTACTTTGATCAATAATATCTACTTCTACGCCAGGTGAATTTAGTGCCATGTTAATTTCCTTTTAATTATAAGTTGTATAGATGTTCTATAACATACATATATTTAGTATAGGTACGAAAAAAAATGAGTTTTGACGTACCTTCCGAAGGTTATAAATAGTTTATGATCAGACCTTTATGTAATACATGCAATAAAAATTTTAAAGCAGTAAACTATAAGCGCAATGGTATCACACATTATAGAAGTTTATGTGATGAATGCGGGCGCAAGAAGAATAACTTAACAGCCAGAGTACCAAATTGGCAAAAAGCAGGATATAAGAAAAAACCCACATGTGATGTATGTGGGTTTCATAGTAGTTATGCTAGTCAAACGTCTGTATTTCACATTGACGGTAACTTGGAAAATGTGCAATATTCTAATTTAAGAACTGTGTGTTTAAACTGTATAGAAGTCATTAAAAGAAAAGATTTGACTTGGCGTAGAGGTGGTTTAGATGTTGATTATTGATCCAACTCTTTTATATAGATCATCAATAGAACCATTGTTTTCTAAGTTATAATC